CCATCTGCTGGGCGGAGAGAAGGTTCTTAGAGTAGGCGAGAACCTTTCTCTGGTTGTGAGGAGATAACTGATTACATACTTCTATGATCTCCTTGCACTGAGCAGAGACGGAAGAGTTTCGAACAGATTCTGTTTTATTAGGAACTCTTTCCATAGGAACATCAGCAGTAGATTTCCAACCCATTAAATCAGCAGGAGTAGTATCTAATGCTCTGGCTAAAGGCTCTAAAATGGGCGTTGGCATATTTTCTATATCTCCGTTTTCATATCTATATATTGTGGCTCGTGACTTACCAATTTTCTGAGCTAAATCATCAGCTGTAAGACCAAGTTCTATTCGACGTTGCTTTATCCGATCTCCTGTATTCATATCGGCACCTCCTATGCTTTGTATAATAACATATGATTCGCAAATTTGCAACACATAAGTGATAAATACGCACAAAAAATCTCAAAAATGAGAAAATACGGTTGACAAAGAAATGTTAAGGTGATATTGTAAATATAGTCGCAGATATGAGAAAAAGGAGGCGAGAAAATGGTAAATGTAAATAAACTAAGAGGGAAAATAGTGGAATGCGGCTTGAACACTTCTGAGCTTGCAAACTTGATAGGTATTGATAGAACGACCTTATACAGGAAATTCAATGCAGATGGAGAGACACTTACCATCAGAGAAGCTGATTTGATTTCGAAAGAGCTTAATCTCTCTCGTGACGAAGTAAATGATATTTTTTTTAGTCAGTTTGTCGCATAAATGAGACAAATGAGCAACCATGATAAAAGAAAAGAGGTGAGACAAGTGAAACCATTAAAAAACAAAAAAGAGGAAACGACAGAAGAACGACTTAGAAAAGCGAGAAGAGATACTCGTCAGGCAATTTACATAGCACTGGCAAGTATCGGTATCTCACTTGCTCAGATTATTTCAGCATTTGTGAAAGCATATTTACAATTGAAGTAGCATACGCGGAAAGAAAAGGGGCGGCAAGAGCGACGATGATCGCAAGGATAGCTAAAATTTTTGAGAAAAGAGCATCTCGTCGTGCAATCTTTGCTTCAGCTTCTGCGTGTTCAGCAGCCGCTTGAGCCAGATCTGCCTGCTTTTTAGATGCGTCAGCTTGCTTTTCGACAGATGCAACCATGGACTTGAACATACTGATATTTTCTTCTTGAGTCTGCCTTACAGAGAGATAGCCGATTCCTTTTTCTGTAACGGAATACTCTGAAAAGACAGGGGTTGCTACATCGGTGGTTAAGTCATAGTCAATTACATGGTTTTCTATTAAACCGTACTCAAGTAATTGATTGATACATGAATCAGAGAAAGCAGTGCTTGATGTATCTACTGAAGAATTGGCGAGTTTTTGTAAAGTTTCATAAGATTCATTGCTTAGAAAAATGTTATCCATAAAGACTCCTTTCAATTTTATTAACACGAGTTATATGACTACAGAATAGGAGAGAAGTAAATAAAAGTCAATGGGGATATTCAGAAAGAAACAATAGAAATAGAAAGCGGGACAAAGGGTGGGAATGGCAGAAATGCCTGGGAATAGATGTGCGAGGCGTGAAATGGATTTCACAGTGCTTCCAGCTGAGTGCCGAAAGCACTGCAAAACAGCTACATATCGTGCTTATCCATTAAGTCAATGACCTGCAAGATAAGCAGGATAACTTCGAGAATACTTTTCAGTAAATCCCTTTAGCTGCACCTCCTATCTTGGGAAGTGTCCCTGAGTTGTTACCCCTTGGCAACTCCTTTCTGGTTATGTACCAAATTAGACTAAAACCTAAAGTAACAATTCAATAATAACACTTTTGTAGATTAAAGTCTATGAAAAGAGGAAGAAAAAATGATTTATGAAAAAATCAAGCGTCTAGCAGCAGAAGAGGGAATCTCAATTGCGGCTTTGGAGAAAAAATTAAATATCGGGAATGGGACTATCCGCAAATGGAACGAGGCATCTCCGACGTTTGAAAATGTTTTTAAAGTCGCAAAGCACTTTGATGTAAGTATGGATTATTTTGCAGAATGGGGAGACGGACACAGTGACAATGAGAACCCCACATAACCTGATTGCATAGTATAGCAAAAGAAGAGGTGAGGAAGATGTCAGAATTAAAGCTGGTAACAAGAAATATCCGCATTAATGGAATTCAGCATAAAGCCAGTGATATGTCAGAAGAAGAAATCAAATGTCTGCTCATCCAGAGACAGGATGAACTTCTTCTGAGCATGAACTATGAAAGAAAAGCCGCCGGTTAAGGCGGAGAAAGAAGGACAAGCATTAAAACGGAGGTGGTTAAAATAGATGGATTCAGTAACCAGATCAATGCATTTTTAAAATTCTGCAGATCATGCCAGGAATTAAATAGAATTGCGGCAAGTAATGAAACTGATCTGGACAATAAGACGCAGGATATCTTACATAACATTGAACTTAACGACAACTATCCAGACGATTATGTTTTACAAGGTCTTGCACTGAGAGAAATCAGAAAGAGACGCAGGGAAGCCAAAGACATTCAAAGAATAATGACCCCGATCGTGCAGTGGACAGATCAGAATCAGAAAACGATCAATGAGCTTGAGAGGCTTCTTGGCGCAGTCAGGAAAGCAGAGAAAAGTACGACCGGAAGAACGTATATGAACCGAACCAACGCACTGGAAAAAATTTTGGGTGAAGAATAGGAGAAGGACAAGCATTATGAAACAGTACATAATCATAGCCCTCTGCATCCTTGCAGGGAAATATGTGGACATCCCAGTCTGGTTTAACATCCTCTTTGGGATATCCGCATACTGGGCGGTAGATCAGCTTAGAAGAGTTCAGGAGGAGGAAACATGATAGAAATAAAAATGGATTCACCGAACGCCAACCCAGTGAACCCAAACGAAAACAATTTTCAGTTGAATTATACAACTGAAACGGCAGAAAAGTCAATATTTGAAATGAGAGTTAAAGAGCTTTTTGAACTCTCATTCAGAGCTATAAGAGAAACGCAGGCAACAGTTAGCTGTGAACTGTCAAGCGTAGGAGACAGCCTGATGATATGGGTCATTGATGAAGCCCACAAGGAATCTAGACATTTTGACGGCATTTATGCCATTAATGACTATGATTCCCAAAAGTGGCCAGAGCTTGCCAGAAATTCTGAGAGCAATTACAGAGCGGCGAAATGCCATCTGATTCGTATTCTCCAGAAAGCAGGAGGAAAATGCGATGAATAATCAGACCGCCATAATAAAACTTCTTCCCAGTCTGGAGATAGCAGGATGTATCAACGAGCTGCTCAGAGAGCTTCAATCCAGAGGCGATTATATTCTGGATTATGAGAACTGCGACATGTCTCTGGATCATGTGGAATACCACAAAGCCGAAGATATCGATGGAGAGAAGTTCGGAGATGCATCAGACAACCTGTACTGCTTTTTCAAGGCGGTGTGAACATGGACGAGAGGATTAATGAAGTTCTGAGACTGATTGATATACAGCTTGCCACAGTCCCGGATAACCCCATTGAAGAATCATACAAGGCAAGAACATTGGCGAGCTACGTACAGGCTCTGAACGGGCTTTTAACGGCTCAGAAATCGTATAAGGAGGAAACGAATGAGTGAATTTGAAATCCGTATTCCGGCAAGAAAGAAGCAACTGGTAACTGGGAAAGATAATCAGGTTGTAAAGGTTTCATCAGTCGCACACAACGCACTGGTCGAAATCTATAACGAATCAACCTTATCAATGAAAGATATTGCAAGCTTGCTGATTATTGAGGGCAGCAAACATGTGGTTTATGACAAGGAGGAATAGAAGTGAATATATATGAGAAGTTAGGTATTATTCAGTCAAAGCTGAAAGCCCCTAAAGGACAGTACAATTCCTTCGGGAAATACAAATACAGGAGCTGTGAGGATATTCTGGAGGCTGTAAAACCGCTTCTGGCAGAAACAAAGACTGTGTTAAGCGTCACAGATCGGATGGAAGTTGTTGGAGACAGAATATATGTCAGGGCAGAAGCTCATCTGAACGACTGTGAAGATACCGGTGAGATTACAACTGTTGCTTATGCAAGGGAAGAAGAGTCTAAGAAAGGCATGGATTCTTCACAGGTGACAGGTGCAGCTTCATCTTATGCCAGAAAATACGCTTTAAATGGACTGTTCTGTATTGATGATAATAAAGACAGTGATTCTACTAATACAGGAGAGAAAGAAAAAACGTCCGGCAGGAAAGCGGAATCGGCAAAAGAAACTGAGATGATTAGTTCCGAGACTACTATGTCAATTAAAAATATCATTGATAAGTACCCGGAAGCTAAGCTTTTGGAACAGATTAAAACTCGTTTTAAGGTAAACGATATTAAGTCTCTTACCAAGGAAAAAGGTCAGAAATGCCTGAAGATGTTAATTGACTATGACAAACAGCATACAGAAAAGGAGTAACAGCATGAATAAAGTAATTCTTACAGGAAGATTTACACGTGATCCAGAAATAAAGTACACCAATGATGGGACATCTATTGCAAGGTTTTCTATTGCGGTAAACAGAAGATTCGTGAAAGAGGGTTCCGATCAGAAAGCAGATTTTTTGAATTGTATCGCTTTCGGAAAGTCGGCAGAATTTATCGAGAAATATTTTTCTAAAGGAATGAAAGCGGATTTATCCGGGAGAATCCAGACCGGCAGTTACACTAATCGTGATGGACAGAAGGTATACACGACAGACATTGTCGTGGAGGAGATTGAGTTTGGCGAAAGCAAAGGCGCTAACCAGAGCCAGCAGAAGTCGGAGGTGCCGCGTCCAGAAACAGACCCGGATGGTTTTATGAGTATTCCAGATGGAATTGACGAGGAGATGCCGTTCGCATGATACAAATTGACAGTAGGGAACACCAGAAAGTTATTGATGGCATTAAGAAAGCATTTGATGCAGCAGGGGAGAAATGGTTTGTGTCGAAGCTCTACGTCGGGGATTACATGAATTACGACAACCCTCGACTGGTTATTGACCGAAAGCAAAATCTTTCTGAATTATGTGGAAATGTGTGCCAGCAGCATGAAAGATTTCGTGCTGAGATCATCCGGGCAAATGAAGCAGGAATAAAGCTCGTGTTCCTGTGTGAGCATGGAAAAGGGATTGAAAAACTGGATGATGTTCTCTGGTGGGAGAATCCCCGAGCAAAGAAAAGAGTTAAAAAAAATGGCGTCTGGGTAGAGCAGGAACAGAAAGTTATGCATGGAGATGTCTTATATAAGATTCTTTGCACGATGCAACGCAAGTATGATGTTGAATTTCTGTTTTGTGACAAGAAAAACACTGGCAAAAGAATTTTGGAGATTCTGTCAAATGGATAAAGAAACAATTAAACAACAGAATAGCATGAGGGACGTTCTGAGCAGATATGGTATGGTTCCAAACAGAGCAGGATTTATACAGTGTCCCTTTCATAACGGTGACCGTACCGCATCCATGAAAATCTATAAAGACAGTTATTATTGCTTTGGCTGTGGTGCAACAGGCGACATATTTACATTTATCCAGAACATGGATAATTGCGATTTTAAGACAGCTTTTACCGTACTTGGGGGGACTTACCAGAAACCAAACTTCTCTTCCAGAATGGCAATATATCACCACCAAAAGCAGATGGAAATGAGGCGTAAGGAAGAACAAAAGAAAAAAGCTGAATTGAAGGAATGTTTGCTTGATATTGATTTTTACCGGGCAGAAATCGAGAGGTGGGAACCATTTTCTGATAGATGGTGTGAGGCATGGAATGCACTTCAAAAAGTGCTGTACTTGCACGGAAAATTGAATAATATACCGTATTAGAAAAGAGGTGATATAGATGGTTCCTTTGAACAAGTTGGATGCAAAATCCATTATGTCTCGGGAAGTGCTGGATGAGGTGTTTAATCAGGAGGATGAGATTTACAGGGCTGAACTGTTGGCCAGCCTTGCGCTTCGAGCATCTGAATTGAGGTGCAAAACAGAGTTTACAAGCGTGGTAAACGCATACAAAAAAGTGCAAAAAGATATAAAAAGGCAAGAACAGGAAGATATCCGGAGGCAATTAAAAGAAACCAGTCTTGTAGAACATTATACGAACTTTACGGATAGTCCCTACGATAGAATGGCCTGTGGAAACTGGATCGCAGCAGATGATGGAATTTGCACTTGGAATTCTGCTACTGGAATAACAGATGTTAGGGCCTGCTATCATCCTATATTGCCGGTTGAACGCTTAAAAAATATTCAGACAGGTGAAGAACAGATAAAAATTGCCTTTAAACGTAACAATAAATGGCAAGAGATTATTGTTCCAAAAGATGTCGTAGCAACTGCATCCAAGATTGTAGGACTATCCAAGAACGGGATAGCTGTAACATCAGAGACTGCCAAACACCTTGTGAGGTACTTATCAGATGTGGAAAATCTGAACGATGAGTACATAGAAATACAATATTCGTCTGGAAAACTTGGATGGATTGGAGACGGTTTCCTGCCATACAGCGAGGAAATCATATTCGATGGGGATGCAAAGTTCAGGCAACTTTTTGAAGCCATTCGGGTAAAAGGAGATAGGGAAACTTGGTATGAACATGTAAAAAAGATCAGGCAGCAGGATAAATTCGAAATTAAGTTTATGCTGGCAGCGTCTTTCGCCAGTGTTCTGATTAAGCCATTGGATGCGCTTCCATTTTTTACCGACTTATGGGGTCTTACCGGAAACGGAAAGTCTGTTACCCACATGCTGGCCGCTTCAGTCTGGGCGGATCCGTCCGAAAACAAGTACATAGGCAACTTCAAGAGTTCGGATGTGGGCCTGGAAGTAAAAGCTGACATGCTCAATAATCTTCCCCTTATCCTTGATGATACAAGCCAGAAGGATAAGAAGATTGAGGAAAACTTTGAGCGAATCGTGTATGATCTCTGTTCCGGCCAAGGAAAAACCAGATCCAACAAAGAACTTGGCTTAACAAGAGAAAGCACGTGGAAGTTGTGTATCCTCACAAACGGTGAGTATCCATTACAGTCCTACGTAAACCAGGGTGGCGCTGTAAACCGTATTCTTGAAGTAGAATGCACGCATGATAAGTTGTTCGAGAATCCGCAAGATACCATTGATATTCTCAAAAAAAACTATGGCTTTGCCGGAAAAGACTTCGTGGCAGTACTGGAAGAAATGGGTGTTGATAAGATTAAAAATATCCAGCAGGAGATTTTAAAAAAAATCGCATCAGACGATAAAACAGATAAACAGCTACTTTCCTTATCGATTGTCCTGACCGCGGATAGAATCGCCGCAGATATGCTTTTTAAGGATATGCAGTATATTGATATACAAGATGCCAAAAACACGCTTGCTGATGTATCGGATGTATCCCCGAACGAACGTTGTTATGAATATCTGGTGGATATGATTGCTATGAATGAGCAGCGCTTCGACGTTGATACACCTTGTGAAAAATGGGGAGATCCCATCGAAAAAGATGGAGAAATGAACCGGTTAGTGTACTTCTACCCGACTGCGCTCAACAACATCTGCAAAAATGGCGGATATTCCAAAAAAGCGTTTCTGTCATGGGGTATGAAGATGGGACTTGTTATTTCCAACAATAAGTACGGTAACATCTTAAAAAGAGAGTCAGAAAGCAGAAATCCAAAAAAGTTTTGCTGTTTGAGAGTGGTAAATGATCTTGATAGATACCTGGAAGAGCAGAAAAAGGCGAGTTTGTTCCAGATATCGGATCCGATATTTGATTAGTTTTGTAACCGAGTAACCTTGTATCTTTTCAGAATATATATATATATATATATATATATAGAAAAATAAAAATATGAGAATGAAATTATTTTTTTCTCCTATATAGGGAATATGTGAGTTACACGGTTACACGGTTGCAAACGTCTCAAACTCGCATAAATACTGGATTTTTTTGTAACCCAAATGAAACCGGATTTTTTAAATAGGTTACATATAAAGGAGATGGAAGATGAAAGTAGAAGCTAAAGATATTCCAATTATACAAAGGTTTATGACAGAATTCTGGAAAGTTATAAAGGAGTTCTATCAGGTGGAGCTTACGGACGACTATTCTGAACAAGTGTGTAATCGCTTAGATGAGCTTGGAGAGTTGGCGGGTATATGTCCTGATCAGAATGATAAGCAGTTCATTCTGGGCTGTATATTAGCTTTAAACAATGCTTTAAGTTCTAAGCAGAGAGGATTGAGAAAGAATGTACAACACGAAGAATAGATACAAACAGGGACAGGCTCTTAGAAAAGAAATTTATATGTATATCGTCAGTTGAAAAAAACAACAACGTATTTTAATTTGGAGGTAGTAACATGTACGAAGTAATTAACAAAGAACTGAAACTGGAATCATGTGGTATCGGTGATCTGACAATGGATGTCGTGAGTGGAATGCTAAAACAATGGGATGATGGAAGTAGCATATCAACCCTGACATTATTTTATCTTCCGAAAAGAGATACTATTGTTTTGAATCGTGATAACAAAGGATATGAAACATATCGCGAATTTGCAGAAGTATATTTGATGTGTGAAGAGCAGGAAAGAGAAGAAATCAAATCTAAATTCAAAAACGATGAGAAAAATGGGATGAGAGAAGTGATTAATGTTTTGGACGGTGTTCTTAACCACCGAAGAAACGGTAAAGAGCTTTTTATGCTGAAGCACCAACCAATGGACAGCACTGACGGTGGGCTTAGCATTTCGATGTTACAGGAAATTGTGAATAGCACAGGGGATCATTACATTTCTATGTACAAAGCCTTCCAGTACGGAGTAATGCAGGGAAAACGTTTGGAGAGAAATAAAAAAAGACAATCCGCAAAAGCCTAACCAGCACATAGGATTGTCTTAAACACAAGGAGTACCTTGTAAAAATAAGTATAAGGTACTCCGCATTTTAAATCAAGAGAAAAAAGGAGAATATATAAATGAACGAATTAATCAAAATTAACTACGAAGCAGAGACGCCAACGGTATCAGCAAGGGAATTACATGCTGGCTTGGAAATTGGGACAAGATTTGCAGACTGGTTTCCTAGAATGACCACTTATGGGTTTGAATCAGGCATGGATTATAGATTGGTTACTCAAAAAAGAGAAACCAAAAATCCTAAGAATCCATTTACAGAATATACAGATTACCTCATTTCCGTAGACATGGCGAAACAGATCTGTATGATTCAGCGTTCTGAAAAAGGTAAACAGTATCGCCAGTATTTCTTAGATCTGGAAAAAGCATGGAATACTCCAGAGCAGGTTTTTGCAAGAGCACTGAGAATGGCCGATAAAGAGATTGAAAAGTTAAAAAACAATAATACAGTACTTATGGAAGATGTGAAGCGTATGCGTCCAAAAGAGATTTTCGCAGATGCTGTATCAACCAGTCATACTTCTATTTTGATTGGAGATTTAGCAAAGATGCTCAAACAGAATGGTGTAGATATGGGGCAGAAACGCCTTTTCGAGTATCTGAGAAACCATGGATATCTGATTAAGAGAAAAGGATCTGACTGGAATATGCCAACACAGAAGTCAATGGACATGGGACTGTTTGAAATCAAAGAGAGTACACACATTGATGGAAATGGTTGCAACGTTGTGACCAGAACTCCGAAAGCAACGGGGAAGGCACAGATCTATTTTGTTAATAAGTTTGTGGGAGAATTAGATAATGAAAGATTTAACTAATCAACGGTTCGGTCGACAGATTGCAATTAAACCTTGTGGAAAAAATCAATATAGAAATGTGATGTGGTTATGCAAATGCGACTGCGGAAAAGAGCATATTGTTGCAAGTGGAAAACTGATTCAAGGCAAATCAAAATCTTGTGGCTGTTATTCCAGAGAGGTTCATATCAAACAACTGGAAAAGCATGGAATTACTACGGGAGGAAAGCCAAGAACTTTCATCATTTGGAATGGAATGAAAGCCAGATGTTTGAATCCAAATGCTGTATCGTATAAAAGCTATGGTGGTAGAGGAATCACAATTTGTGAAGAATGGCTTGTATTCGAAAACTTTCATAAGTGGGCAATGAAGAATGGTTATAGAGAAGATCTAGAAATAGATCGAATCGATAATGATAGCAATTATTGCCCGGAAAATTGTAGATGGGTTGCAAAGTCATTTAATAGAGCACATCAAAGGAAAACTCGGTATATAGAGATTTGGAAAATTAAGCTAAGCATTTCAGAATGGTGTAAAGAAGTTAGAATGTCAAGAAGTACTGCTTCAAAATTGCTTTCCGAGAGTGAAGATGATTTCAAAAATGAAATAAAAAAAAGAATCATGACTGGTAAAGGACAGCAGTATTTTATTAATAAATTTCTTGGACAGGAGATACCGGTATGAATAGAACAATAAATCGTTTGGGAGCGGAACTCGTTATAGAGCTTACGAAAAGCAATCCGGAAGATTATCAGAAATTTAAGTTAATGTTGCTTTCACACGAGAAGAAATGCAAAGAAAAAGATTTTTTGGAGAAAGTATTCTTGCTGGCAGAGGAAAGAAGACCATTATTGCTGACTGTAAAATGAATTGCGCCAGCGCAAAAATGATACATAAAAAGAAGGAGGCCGGGAACTATCAACAGCTCCCGGCTAAAATTATGAAAAAGAAAAAAGTTTTATTTGCAATTACTCTTTGCTCTGTACAGGTAATAATATACCCGGAAAATGTGAGTAATATGTGATGCAGATTTGAAGATTTTGTGAAAGGAGAGCGATACCGATGGACAAGAATATCTTAAGCCAATACATAGACGCTTGCGAACTGATCAGAGAGACAGAAGAGGAAATTAAAAAGCTAAACCGAAAGAAAAAGACAGTAATACAGACCAATGTATCCGGGAGCAACCCTGAGTTTCCTTATAACCCACAACATTTTAAGGTACAGGGAACAACATTTAACTATGCAGATGACAGCCAGCTTCGATATCAGAAGAAGATTTTGGAAGAAAGAAAATCCCAGGCAGAGCAGTTAAAGATAAACGTAGAAGGATGGCTAAACACAATCCCTCCCAGAATGCAGAGAATCATAAAATACAAGGTCTTTGAAGAACTGACTTGGCAGCAGGTAGCTGGAAAGATGGGAAGAAGAGCAACTGAAGAAGGCGTTCGCAAAGAATTTAATAGATTTTTTGAAAAAAAGTAAAATTGTCCGTTTTGTCCGATATGTCCGATTTTAATATGCTATAGTATAAACTGAACTCAGTGAAAGATCATACAGAGTTCTCCTTCCCATGAATATCTGCCAGGATCACCTGGCAGAGTGCACCAGAACATCTCACCGAATGGGAGTGAGCATGAGCCGTGAGAGCTGCAGGTTCGAATCCTGGTGTTCTGCTTTTCTCCTATGGAGAAATTCAAACCACATACATTTTTAAAAACGTCCTGTAGAAATATGGGGCGTTTTGCAGTATTATAAAAGAAAATGCATGTGGGAGGAACAAATGAATATTTTAAAATTATTTAATGAAGTTATTCAGTGGTGTGATGGAAATGTTGGATTTTTAAATGTAATATTATCGATATGCACGTTGACGTTAACTATTACAATTGCGAAAATTCCATATAAAAAGAAAATTGTCGGAACGTTGGAAATTATGCAGGAAAAAACAAAACATGATCCGTTTTTTAAATGCTATATAAACGTTTACTTAACTAATGTAGGAAGAACACCAATTTATATTAAAAACATTGAAATAGTAAAACGAAGAAGAAAAAGCATCGGCTCGTTTCTTATGAATCTAGGACATGGACAATGTAGAGAACTTAATATGGGAGAAAAATGCTCCTACTCAGGAATGTTTATTGATCCAATACTTGACAAACATTCTACAAACTTAAATGGACATGTGAGAATAAGAGTGACAGATATAGCCGGAAAAAGATATTATATATCGCGAACCTTTCCAGTAGGATAATGTTAAAGCTTAGACATTAAGATGAATTACAATAAAGGCAGCCTTCGGGCTGCTTTTTCTATACTCAAAAACGAAACGAATGAGAGGTGGTGAGACTTGGCGAGAGTACCTAGCGGTAGCTTGCAACGTGAAAATTAAATTTTAAGGACATTTAGCTCAGCAGGTCAGAGCAACCGGCTCATAACCGTTCGGTCCTGGGTTCGAACCCCAGAATGTCCATGAAAACATAGATATTAATTAACAAGAGAGCTTGGAAACAGGCTCTCTTTTAATATACAAAAATACCGCGGGATAAAGTAACGGTAACTTACAGGTCTCCTAAGCCTGGAACGGTGGTTCGAATCCATCTCCCGCTATCGAACAGGAGGGATGGCATGATATACAAACGATGTAGTAGATGCGGGAGTAGGGTACCGGCAGGGACTACGTGCCCGTGCAGAAAGAATAACATCAGAGAGTATGCAAAGCCAACCGGAATAAAGAAAGAATACCACACACAACGATGGAAGAATCTGAGACAGTTTGTACTTAACAGTTATGATGGACTGGATATCTATATATTATACAAGTACAACAGAATAGTAACAGCAGATACGGTGCATCATATTGAACTATCACAAGACAGACCTGATCTGTTCTATTCAGATTCAAATTTGATTCCAGTCTCAAGAGCTGGACATAAAGAGATACATAAACGATATGAGAAAGAGGGAAAGACGGTAGTGCAGGAGGAATTGAGAGGCTTTCAGATGCGTTTCAAGACCACCGGGGGATAGAAAAAAGTTTTGAACGGATCTCCCACGACCACGTATGCCCCTTTCTTTTCACAAAATTCTAAAAACGAAAAAAAAGTTGGCAAATGAGAGGAGGGAGGCCGTAGGGCAAGACCGAGGGTGCCGGTAGAATTGCAAACCGGACATTTAAAAGTTATTGACGGACAGAAGAAAAGAGATGCAGAAGACCAGGTAAAAACCGAGAAAAATCAGCTCAAACGACCTCCTTCCTGGCTGATCGATGATGTCGCCAAGAAAGAATGGAGAAGAGTTGTAAAAGAGTTAAACAAGTTAAATATAGTCGGAAATTTGGATCTAAATAATATCGGAGGATACTGTAATGCTTTCGCAAACTATGTAAAAGCGACAGAAATATTGAGTCAGCAGACGTATTATGTTGACCGAGAAACCAGAACAGGAGTAATTGTTGTAAAAAACCCCATGGTTGATATTCAGAAAGGATATGCAGAAGAAATGAGACGCTTCGCCGCCTTGTGCGGGCTGACAATTGATTCAAGACTAAAAGCAGGAACAGTGAAAGCAAATAAGCAGCAGGAAGAAATTGAGAACCGGTTCGGTGCTATATGATTCTTGATGAACTTAAAAAATACGCTCATGATTGCATATCTGGGAAAATTATCAGCGGCAGAAAACATATATGGGCCTGCGAAAGATTACTGAGAGATATTGACCGAATAGGCCAACCGGATTTTCCGTATGTTTGGAATGAAGACCAGGCAGAGAATATTGTAGAATGGTTTGCGCTTTTGAGACACAGCAAGGGAATCCTGGCGAAACAGCCGATAATGTTGACTCCTTGGCAGAAATTCCGTATATGTCAGCTGTACGGATGGATACATAAAGACACTGGATACAGAAGATTCAAGAAATATTTTACTGAAGTGGCCAGAAAGAATGCGAAATCTCAGGAAGAGGCAGGAATTGCCTTGTATGAAGCAGCAGTGACTTCTACCAAAAATGCAGAGGTATATGAGATTTATACAGCTGGCACAAAACGTGATCAGTCAAAAATCGTATTTGGAGAAGCTGGTCTGATGTTGCAGGGATCACCTTTGAGAATGAGATTCAAAGTAACCAGGGACTGTGTAAAACACTTAAAAAGTCATAGCACGATAAAACCATTATCGAAAGACGATGGAAAATCTGGAGACGGTACAAACCCTGCATTACTCGTCTTAGATGAATATCACCAGCACAAAACAACTGAATTTTACGATCTAGGCATAGGCTCCAATACAAAGGAGCCTCTTTTGATGATCATAACAACAGCCGGTATGGATCTGACCTATCCGTGCTATGTAACAGAATATCAGTATTGTTCTAAAGTTCTGGATCCAAATACAGATGTAGAAAATGATGAGTATCTGATTGACATCTGCGAAATGGATCCAGAAGACTATGAAGACATTTCGAATCTGGATAATGAAGAAAACTGGAAGAAAGCAAACCCGATCAGAATGACTTATCCGGAAGGTGCTGATAAAATTCGCGGAGAATACAAGATCGCCAGAGAACAGCCGGAACACATGACCGCATTCCTTACAAAATGTCTGGATGTATGGGTACAAGCAAAAGAAAACGGATACATGGACATGGCAAAATGGAAGGCTTGCCAGGTGGACGAGCTACTATTTGATATTACAGGGTATCCGGTATATGTAGGATTTGATATGTCTGCAAAGACGGACCTTACATCTGTGGCTTTTGTAATTCCATTTTTATCTGGGGAGTATGATGCGAATAGAAAAGAAATAGTAAAATATATTATTTGGTCCCATAGCTTCATTCCAACAAGAGAAAAGCTCCAGGAACATATTATGAAAGATAAAGTTGCTTATGATGCCTGGGAACGCATGGGATTTCTGGATGTAACGGATACACCGATTGTAGATCAGGGAGCGGTTATGAGGTATGTGCTTGAAACCTGCGAAAAGTTAAATTTAAAAATACAGTGTCTGTGTTTTGATCCTGCAAATGCAAGCAAATTAATGATGGATCTGTCGAACGAGGGATATGACGTTGAAGAGGTTTTTCAGAGCCATAAACATCTGAATGAAGCAACACAAGGGTTCAGAGAACAGGTTTTTTGCGGAAATATAATATACACTTACAATCCGCTGCTGAATTATGCGATGAGTAATGCGGTAATCCGGCAGAGTAATGGACTTATCAAAATTGATAAGGACGCAACAACAAAGAGAATTGACCCGGTGGATGCAACATTATGTGCTTTTAAGCTGGCAATGTTCCACACCTTCGGGGATGATTATGGAGATTATATTGATAACTTTATAGAGGAGATATTACACGAGGATTCTACAGAAAATTAAAAATATGTGGAATTCCCTTGTCGGAGAATCTATATCGCTGGATGATGAGAAACTTCTGGATTGGCTTGGCATTGAACCAGATACACCGAGATATGCAATTGGGGAGGTTACATATTTCACCTGCCTGAAGATGCTCTCTGAGACAATGGGGAAAATGCCACTGAAATTTTACAAGCAGACTGACAAGGGAAAAATTCGAGCAGAGCCGAATCGAACATCAAGACTATTGATGGAAAGACCGAATCGGCTCATGACCCCGACAACATTCTGGGGAACAATAGAATACAACTGCGAACATTATGGAAATGCATATGTCTGGATTCAGACAAAGTTTGAAAAGAAAGGCCGTTTCGGAGGAGAATATAATGTTCTTTCATTCTGGCCGATGCAGAGCAATTATGTAGACGTTTTGATGGATGATGTGGGTGTATTTGGAGAAGCAGGAAATTTATACTATCGTTATAGCGATCCAAAAACCGGAAAAACATATACGTTTTCACAGAATAATGTGCTGCACTTTAAAACATGGAGTACATTTGACGGAATCATGGGGAAACCTGTACGCCAGATACTGAAAGATTCCATAGCTGGTGCGATTGAGTCACAGAAATATCTTAATAAGTTGTATGCGAGTGGGTTGACTGCAAAGGCGGCACTACAATATACAGGCGATATGGACAAGCCTAAACGCCTGGCACTGCAAAAGGAATACAACAGCCTGCTTTCAGGAGCAAAGAATGCTGGAAAAGTAGTTGCAGTACCAGTCGGAATGACACTACAGCCACTGAATGTAACACTTGCGGATGCGCAGTATTCGGAATTGAAAAAGTATACTGCTTTGCAGATTGCAGCGGCGTTCGGAATTAAACCGAATCAATTGAACAATTATGACAAGTCCAGCTATTCAAATTCTGAAAGCCAGCAGTTGGCATTCCTGGTGGACACGATGAGCTATAGATTGTCACAGTACGAGCAGGAGATAAACTATAAATGTCTTTCTGATACTGAGAAAAAAGAAGGATATTATTTTAAATTCAACGAAAAAGCAATATTGAGAACGGATTCAAAGACACAGAAGGAAGTAATAACTGGATACGTGCAGAACGGAATCTATACGATCAATGAGGGGAGAGATCTCCTTGATCTTCCTTTCGTGGACGGAGGAGATGTCAACATGGTAAACGGAACGTATCAGCCGATAACACATATAGGCGCGGCTTACGGAATTAACACACAGGGAGGTGAAGGAGATGGAGATTGATGTAAGAGGGGATATCATCAGCAATGATGATAAATGGATTTACGACTGGCTGGACTGGGATTCCACGTGCCCGGATGATATCAGAAATGCAATTGCATCTCTTCAACCAGGAGAAACACTCACGGTAAACATAAACTCAGGTGGCGGCTCTGTGATGGCAGGACAGGAAATCTATTCTATTCTTGCCGGAAGAAGTGACGTGGAAATCAACATTCAATCGCTTGCTGGCAGTGCGGCCAGTGTGATTGCAATGGCAAACACATGTAAGATGAGTCCTGTTGCGACTATTATGATCCACAATGTCTCAATGTCAGGAGCTTCCGGAGATTATCATGACATGCAGAAGAATGCAGAGATCTTAAAAACAATGAACAGTGCGCTTTCGGAAGCGTACACAAGAAAGACAGGAAGATCAAAAGATGAAATTCTGAAGATGATGGATAAGGAAACATGGATCACAGCAGAGAAGGCTCTTGAACTTGGATTTATTGATAAGATCGAGAATTCAGGGCAGCAGTTCTTTAATTGTGTGTGCGGAGTCAGACTGACGGATGAAATACGCAATAAAGTAAAGCAGGAAAAAGAAGCCCAGGAAGCAGAAAAACAGCAGAAAAAAGAAATATTAGGAGACTTAGACCAGTATGGCGTCTGAGCGGAACGGAGGATATAAGGAATAAAAAATTATTAGAACTTTTAAACTCTATTAATGAGAAAAAAACAATGGTACAGTCCCTGGTAGAACAGGGAAAGCTGGAAGAAGCAAGAACAGCCAAGGAAGAACTTAAAAATATGCAGGAACAGTTTGACCTTCTGAAAGACATCATGGATCCGGACGGAAATGGAACAATTAAACCGCAACAGGATCCGAAACCGTTAGAAAATAACTCTATCAAAGAATTTGCTAATGCTGCAAGAAGAGGATTCCGAAATGCAACCATGGTAGAAGGCACACCTGCAGATGGAGGATATACAGTCCCGGAAGACATCCAGACACAGATTAATACCTACAGAGATGCAAAATTCTCTCTGATCAGCCTGGTTGATGTAGAAAATGTAACAACAAGCAAAGGCCAGAGAACCTATAAGAAACGTGCGCAGCAGACTGGATTTGCGAAAGTGGGAGAAGGCGGAAAGATAACAGCTGGAACAACCCCACAGTTCGAAAGAATCTCATACGAGATTGAGAAATATGCAGGATACTTCCCTTGCACAAATGAACTCCTTGCGGATACAGATGAAAATATCACAGGCGTTTTGACAACATGGATTGCGGATGAGTCAAGAGTCACAAGAAATAAAATGATTCTTGAGCAGATTGCGACAAAGGACGTAACAGCGATGAAAGATCTTGATGATATCAAGAAAGCATTGAATATCACGCTTGGACAGGCATTTAAACCTACTTCTGCAATTGTGACAAACGACGATGGGTTACAGTGGCTTGATACATTAAAGGATAACGAAGGAAGATATCTTCTCCAGCCGGATCCTGCAAATCCAATGCAGCTTAGACTTTGCGCTGGATCAACAATTGTTCCTGTCAAAGTTATTCCAAACTCCGATATGCCATCCGATACAAAGACAGCAGGAAGCAGAAAAATACCAGTTATTATTGGAGATTTGAAAGAGGGTATCAAATTCTGGGATAGAAATCAGACGACTCTTATGATATCTAACATCGCCCAGATCGGAGAGCTGAATGCATTTGAAGAAGATCTTACAATCTTCAGGGCAATTGAAAGGGAAGACTGCACGGTGAAAGACAAAGAAGCGTTCGTGAACGGACAGCTGACAATTAAAGATGCAACTGTTACAGGAGTATGAGATAAGGCGGTGAACTGTGGATATTGATGCAGTAAAAGAGTATCTACGAATCGACGATGATGCAGACGACATGACCATAGAACTGATGATGAACGCTGCAAGAGAATACATAAAAGATGCTGTCGGGAAATGTGATGAGAAGAATCCAAAAACGCAGATGTTATTCATGCTTATCATACAGGATCTCTACGAAAATCGTGTTCTGACAGTAAAGGAAGCAGACAAACAGCGACTGACACATGTGGTCGGATCAATGGTTCTTCAGCTGCAGGTGTCACAACTGGAGGAAGAAAATGGTTGATATCGGAAAACTAAACAGGCGGATCACATTTCTCCGCCTGAACACTTCAGAAGATGAAATGGGTCAGGACAAATCCGAGTGGAAAAAATATCGGACAGTATGGGCGACCGTAAAGCCATATAAATCCTCAGAATACAATTTTATGAGCAAATTGAAACCAGAGGTCACACATAGGATTTATATCCGGTTCAGGAAGGATATCACCGCGGACATGAGAATTCAGTATCAGGGACACGTTTATTCTATTGCGGGACCTCCGCTGGATATGGATAATCAGCACAGAATGTTAGAAATTCAGTGCGAGGAGGTGTTCGAAAATGTCAAGTATCAGTTTTGACTTCGACACCTCTGAATTTATTAAAGCAATGGAAAGTACAGCAAAACAATATCCAGCATCCGCAGAAAAGGTCTTGAAAAAAGAAGCACGAAATATCGCCAAGGATTTGAAAGGAAGAGTGAATTCAGAGGCAGAAGGGCATCATTATATTAGCCCCAGAAGTGAAGAAAAGCCAAAACCATTAGCGCAGAGCTTCCGCCAGGGAAAAGTAATTCGCTCTGGAAGTAAAATGACTGTTGCAGTAACGTCTTCAGCTCCGCATTACCATCTCTACGAAGAAGGACATGCCATGATAACTCATAAAAGTAAAGACAAAACAAAGGGATTGAGGCAGGTTGGAGAAGTCAGGGGAAAAAAGACTGTGGCAAAATATATGGCGCAGCGCGCAGAACATGCAGAGCTGATCGGACAGGAACTGCTGGACGAGATATTGAAGGAGGCAGGAATTGACTCTTAAAGAAATAAAAAAAGCGGTCAATTCCGCTTTGAAAGAAAGATATCCGGATATGAAGATATACGGAGCAGATACAGTAGAAGGCTATACGCGGCCTTCTTTCTTTGTGTATATAACACAGACGTTTTCTGAATCCACAAAGAACGCATTCCACAAAAATGTTGAAGTGGAAATTGATTTTATTCAAAAAAACACAAATGAAGCAGACGGGATGAATTTTTTTGCGTCCATGGAAGAAATGTTCGGGCAGAAGCTGACAATTGGCAGCAGGAGCCTGAACACAAGCAACATGGATCTAAACTTTCAGGGCGAAAACGCAAACATTCCAGTCTGCCAGTTTGATGTGGAGTTCTGGGATGTAATTCCAAGAACGGATAGTAGCAAGTTGATGGAAGAATTGAAATTATCACAGGAGGTAAAACAAGGGGATTACCAGTAATGAATATTATTTTTACTGCAGCCGCAAGAAACACAATCAGAAGATCTGAACGTGGTGTAGTGGGAATGATTATAAAAGATGCGAAAGTGCCGGCAACAAATCCGGCTATGATTTACAAAGAAAAAGATATTCCGGAAGAACTGAGCGATGCAAATAAAGAGCAAGTGAAACTTGCCCTGATCGGGAACGATACAGCACCTGCTAAAATCGTGCTGTACGTTCTTAGTTCCAACGCTGAGAATTACGAAGCGGCGCTGAATTATTTTGCGGTCAAAAAGGTTACCTGGCTGTGCTGTCCGACAGCAAAGACGGACTCGCAGACAGAGACCATTGTGACATGGGTAAAAGATCAGCGTGATGAGCGAAATAAGGTTAAAGCAGTGCTTCCGGAAACAGAAGCGGATAATGAAGGAATTATAAATTATGCTACAGCCAGCGTAAAAGTTGGTGAGAAAGAGTATACAGCAGAATCCTTCTGTTCAAGAATTGCAGGACTGCTCGCCGGTACATCTAATAAGAGTTCTGCAACATACGCAATTCTCGATGATGTAACGGAGTGTGAGAAAAAGAAAAAAACCGAACTGGACGCAGAAATTGACGCTGGAAAACTGGTCCTTTATTACGATGGCGAAAAAGTAAAAGTTGGACGGGGAGTCAATTCCTTACAGACAGTTAGCAAAGGAAAAGGGAACCCGTGGAAAAAAATCCGTGTAGTTGAAAGCATGGACATGATCCACGATGACCTTGTTCTTTTGGCAGAAGACAATTATATCGGGAAATACCCGAATACATATGCAAATAAGTGTCTGCTTATTTCGGCAATTAATTCCTATCTGGCAGAAATGGAGAGAAATGGAATTATTGAGGGTTACACAATTGACCTGAATGTTGATGCAGTCAAGGAATATATCATTAAAAACAAGGGCGTAACAAGAGATGAAGCAGAAGCAATGAGTGAGGCAGAAATCAAGAAACAGTATACAGACGAAAAGGTTTTCCTGGCAGCATCCGCTACATTGGTGGACGTAATGGAAGACATTGATCTGAACATCACTGTGTAAGGAGGAGTGAATAAGGGACAACTATACACCGGACAGAGTCATTAACGGAACCTTTGGGGAATGCTGGATTGATAATGATTATATGGCGGAAGCAACAGCGCTCCAGGCAAAGATGAAACTTGATACAAGCGAAGTAAAAAGAACAGGGACATTGGAGAAAGGATACAAAATAACTGGAATCAGTGGATCTGGTACACTGAAATTAAATAAGGTTACATCCTATTTCTTGAAAAAAGTGTCTGAAAACCTGAAAAAAGGTAAAGCCACGAGGATGACAATTATCACGAATTTAGAGGATCCGGAAGCGTTTGGGGCAGAAAGGATCCGACTGGATGACTGCGTGATCACAGAATTGACAATTGCAGACTGGGAAGCCGGAAAACTGCTGGAGGAATCAATCCCATTTAATTTCAGTGGTTTTGAAGTCCTTGATACAATTGATGCATAAAGGAGAAAAACATGAACTTAATTGACAAACTGCTTTGCGTAGACAAGGCGAAAACGGAAGAAAAAGAAACAAAAAAAATTAAATCAAAGAAGCTGGAAAGATTAGTGGGAGAGGACGCAGAAATAACAATTAGAGAACTGTCCGGAAAACGTTATAACAGTCTGCAGGCAATGCTGTATGACAAGAATGGAAACAGGGATATGGCAGCTGTTTATGATTTTAATCTGATGTGCTGCGTATATGGAATTGTAGAACCAGACCTGAAAAATGAGAAACTCATGGAACACTTTGGCGCTTCGACACCGAAGGATTTGGCAGCGGCTTTATTTGGAGTGGAATCAGGGCCTATTGCAAGCGAAATTGTTAAACTTTCCGGACTTGGAGAAGATGCTGAGGAAAAAGTAAAAAACTCATAAAGGTGGACGGCGAAGCAAGCGTGGCTTATGCACTGTTCCGCCTAAAGAAATGGAAACCATCGGAATATTACGATATGGGCGCAGGTGAACGTTTGATCACTCGCGCCTTTTTAAAACAAGAATTACAGGACATAAAAGAGGAGATGAGAGACAAGGGCAGGTAAGACAGTTGCAGCAGTTGTTAAGTTAATAGATGATTTCAGCAATCCGTCAAAACAGGTGGCGGCCCAGGCTCGTGACCTGGAAAAACGTTTTAACAATGTTGCTGATGTGTTCTCTCATGCCGGAGATGCATTTACATCTGCCGGAGAAACATTGACCAAGTCGGTCACTGCACCACTGGTAGCAGTCGGAACTGCGGCGATTAAATTTTCCTCTGATTCACAGGATGCTTTCCAACAGTTCGCGGCGGCAACAGGAACCGCATCGAATGAAATGGGAAAATATAAAGATATGATCAATGATGTTTACAAGGACAATTTCGGAGAATCTATCAATGATGTGGCAGAAGCCATGGCGACTGTTAATCAGAACATGTCTTACTTGGACGACTCAGCTCTTCAGAGATGTACGGAGTATGCTTACACTCTATCGGATACATTTGGAGTAGACGTGGCAGAAAGTACAAGGGCGGCTGATTCACTCATAAAGAACTACGGTGTATCGGCAAGAGAGGCATTTAACCTTATGACACAGGGAATGCAGTCGGGTCTTAATTTTTCGGATGAACTTTTTGATAATATTGACGAATACTCCGTACAGTTCAAGAAGCTGGGACTGGACGCAGAGGATATGTTTTCTGTATTTGCAAACGGTGCACAGAATGGAGCTTTCAATTTGGACAAGATCGGAGATGCCGTAAAAGAATTCTCAATCAGGGCAATAGATGGATCGGACACAACAAAACAGGGATTCGAGGCCCTTGGAATGAATGCAGATGAAATGGCACAGAAGTTCGGGGCCGGAGGGAAAACTGCAAAAGAAGCATTTAATGAAGTCATAGAAGGACTTGCTTCCATGGATGATCCGGTAGCGCAGAGCGCAGCTGGAGTAAACCTATTCGGAACCATGTGGGAAGATTTGGGACCTCAGGTTATAACATCTATGTCAACGGCGAGTGATGCTATAGATAAAAGCAGAGAATCTGTCGAAGGACTGGTAAATGTAAAATACGACACTTTATCAGGAGCTTTAGGAGGACTCTGGAGAACCATACAGGTGGATGTACTGCAACCAATTGGAAATCAATTAATTCCGTATGTTACGAAAGGAATTAATGTAATAGGAAAACTGACTGATAAATGGAATGCGATGAGTCCTGCTACGCAGAAAAGCATCGTTAAAATCGCGGGGTTTGCGGCAGCGGTCGGACCAGTTTTAGTAGGGATCGGAACACTTAATAAAGGGATTGGAAAAACTATTTCGAATGCAGGGACGCTTGCAGGAGCAGTAACGAAAGCAGGAGGAGTGTTTAAAATGCTTGCAAGCCCGGCAAATATTGCTACAGTGGCAATTGTTGCGGTAGCGACAGCAGCAGTGCTTATCTATAAAAACTGGGATAAAATCAAACCAGTGATTGATAAAGCGAAAGATGGTCTGGTGAATTTCGGACAGGCAGCCGGAAAATGGATTGGATCAGTCATAGACTGGGCACAGGAAATGTGGAAGAATGTCAAAACAGCTTTTGAGAAATTTGCAGATGCAATCAAACCTGCAATTGATATAGCCGTAGAAGCGTTTAAGGGATGGTATGAGAATGCAGAGATTGTTATCGAGGGCATAAAAGATTTTCTTTCCGGAATTATTACTTTCCTTACAGGCGCTTTCCAGGGAGACTGGGAAAAGGCTTGGAACGGAATCGTAAAGGCAGTTGGAAGCATTTTTGGAACCCTGGAATCACTTGTAAAGACACCGCTTAATGCGGTAATCAACCTTGTGAATAAAGCAATTGGAGCGATTAATAAAATAAGTGTTGATCTCCCCAGTGCTGTTGGCGGAGGGCATATCGGATTCAATATCCCAACAATTCCGACTTTGGCGAAAGGTACTGATTACTGGCAGGGCGGAATCGTGCAGATCAGCGAAAAGGGTGGAGAAATTGTTGATCTTCCATCTGGAAGTAGAGTATATCCGCACGATGAATCTGTGCGGATGGCACGCCAGGATGGAAGGAAGAACTATTCTATTGCAATTGCAAAACTGGCAGATAGCATCGTGGTGAGAGAAGAGGCGGATATTGACAAGATCGCCGAGGTGATTGTAAAGAGGATTGAACAGGCAATTGATAATATGCCGCAGACAGCATAGGAGGAGATATGGAATACTGGTTAAAGAATAAAGACAAATCAATACAACTTCCTATAAGACCGGCATCATTCGACGTGACTTTTGAAAATACACATCAGACTGTTAATGTGCAAACAAGAGGGGATGTAACAATACTTGGGAAAAAAGGACTTAAAGCGTATACGATTGAGTCTTTTTTTCCGGCACAGGACTACCCTTTTGCAGATTATGCAAAAGACAGAAATCCTTGGGAGTATGTAAAGGAAATCCTCGGATGGCAGGAAACCCCTATTCAATTCATTATTACAAAAACAAAGATTAATAAAAATGTAATAATAACATCTTTTCAGTTCGGGGAAGACGACGGAACGGGCGATATAACATATTCAATCACTATGAAAGATTATCGTCCGCCAAAATATACGAAACCGTTGAAGGCGGTCCTGGAACCTGTAAAAACGGAGAAAAAGAAGCCGGAAAAGGAGAACAGCCGCTCAGACAATAAACCAAAGAAAAAAAATCATACAGTAAAAGGAAATGACACCCTCAGGAGTATCGCAAAAAAATATTACGGTTCAGGATCCTATGCGAACAAAATCTACAATGCAAACAAGACTGTCATAGAAAAAGCCGCAAAAAAGCATGGACGTGTAAGCAGCGCACATAATGGTGTAAATGGCTGGTATATATATGACGGGACAAAGCTGGTGATACCATGAAAATAATGTGGAATGATGCGAAAATAACCGGTTATGTAACGAGCGTGACTTGGGCTGGGAGTGCTAAACAGGCAGCCAGAACAGTCGTGTTTAGTGTTGCATACAGCCCGAATGATAAGAATGTCAAGACTCTTGGCATAAAATTAGGAGACAAAATTGTATTCTACCCAGGATATCCGGATGATAAAAAAACGAAATTTGTCGGAATTATTACCCAAAGAGAAAGAAAATCTGAAATGGGTGAGCTACAGTATACAGCAACTGACGGCATGATGCATCTCTTACGATCTAGCGGTACATACCGTTTTGCAAACAAAACCCCTGAAAAAATCGCACAGATGGTCTGCAGAGACGTAAAAGTAAAGACCGGATCCATTGCAAAAACTAAGATGCCTATTGCGAAAATATTCTTTCAGGAACGCCCGTATTATGAAATTATCATGGCTGCATACACAAAAGCATACCGAAAAAACAAGAAAAAATACATCGCACAAATGAACGGAGATAAGCTGGAAGTCATACAGAAAGGGAAAGTTATCCCCAATTTCCACATACGGCAGGGGGAAAGAATTACAGAGTCCTCATATACAGAAGATTTAGACAGCATGGTAAATCGTGTATATATCTATGATTCAAATAATAACAAAATTGGAAGTGTGAGCAACTCAAACTGGATAAAGAAATACGGCATATTTCAAAATGCGATATCCGTAGATAGTGGAAACGGGAAAACAGAAGCTAAGGCAGAACTACAAGGCATAAATAAAACCGCAAATTTGACTATGATTGGGGACTACAGATGCGTTTCTGGATTAGGGGTGATTATAGAGGATTCCAGGACCGGACTGAAGGGAAAATTTTGGATAGAAAATGACAGCCATGAATGGAACGGTGGCGTTTATACGACAACTTTGGAGCTTGCGTTCAAAAACGTGATGGATATTCAGGAGGAAGACGAGGAACAGATTGCGAATTCTGCAGGCGGCAGCAGTACAACGACCAGCAATGCACTGGATGATGTGCTAAATCAAGCGCGAGCATGGATCGGAATATCAGGAAGCACGAATGAAGCCACACAATACTACGGGTACAATGGAGTTGCATGGTGCTGCATCTTTCAATGGTCAATTTTCAATAAATCTGGACATGGAGACCTGTTTATGGGTGGAGGAAAGACTGCAAGCTGTTCTGAGGTGACACAATGGTACCAGGCAAGGGGGAAATTTGGAACAACGCCAAAAACTGGCGCACTGGTAGTGTACGGACCGGGTGGAGGAAGCCATATAGGCTTGGTGGAAAGTGTTTCCGGATCGGGAATCAACGATTATGTGTCTATTGAGGGAAATACAAGCGGTGCAACAGGCGGACTTGCAGCACGAAAGCAGTATGGAAATCGAAGAAGTGACGTATATGGATTTTGTTACATTGACTATCCTGTTACAACAATATCAGTTGGAAGCGGTACAACAATATCCGGAACAACTGTAAATATTCCATCGTCCGTCCCGCAGACAGGGATTACCGGCAACTACACTTGCTATCCACAATTTTACGGAAGATGGAATGCAGGAACGACGCAAAGAAGAATTTCTGAAATATGGGGACAAAAAGGAAAGACTGGAAGCCCTGAAAACATAGCAACCATAGATGGTTATTATCTGATTGCTGTAACACAGAAATTTGGACAAGTAGGAGATATTGTATGCGTGGTACTGGCAAACGGAACAAGAATAAATTGCATGATCGCAGATGAGAAGAACCCAGGCGACAGCAATTACACAGAATGGGGACACGACCTCGGAGGCGGAAAGGCAGACGTAATTGAATGGGAATCGATGGTGTATGGATTTCCAAACGTGGATAAATGGAGAGGTCAAAGGGTAACGACTATTATTAACGGAGGAAGATATCAAGGTCTATAAATACATATGAACGATTCGTAGAGCAAATGAGAAAAGCTGGAAAATTCTATAACCCTCCAGTACCTCAGCTTGGAGTTATGATGGAGTCGGGAAAGGTCAGAATAGACACGATGACATTAAAAAAAGAAGATTATCTAATAGATTGCAATTTGCGCTTGAATCCGAACAAAAAAATATTCCTGCATACTTCAGAACCTGAATCGGCAGAATATATGACAGACTCCGATCACAATGTCACCATGGAAGAATACAGAAAAAACATCTTAAAAGAAGGAGATATCGTTCTTCTCTTGAAACTACATAAACATGAGAAATACATTTTGATTGCAAAGGTGGTGGAACCAGAATGATGCTTCCTTTTATAGATGCGGAAGAAAATGAAATACAGGAAGAGCAATACATTCCTAAAGAGTATGGAATCAACTTCGAAACAGGACAACTTTCCGGGAAAATTGTGGAAGGTTTTGATGCCATACTTGTATGGGCATGGCTTGCACTACATACCGCACGATATAGGTATTACATATATTCTGATGATTACGGTCAAGAATATGATGAGCTTGTAGGAAAAAGCTATTCGCAGGAATTAATACAGTCAGAATTGGAGCGCATGACAGAGGAATGCTTAATGGAAAATCCATACATTACGGGAATTGAAAACTTTTCATGTGTTAAAAATGATGAGAAAGTAACCATATCATTTTCGCTTATAACATCACTTGGAGACGGGGAGGTGAGCACAAATGTATGAGGATATGACATACGAAACTATCATGCGCGAAATGATGGAAGATATGCCTGATGATGTAGATACATCATCAGGCAGCTTGATCTTTAATGCCTGTGCGAAACAGGCAGTACGCCTGGAAGAAGCTTATCTGCTCCTGTCCGGGCTTGAACAGAATATGTATGCAGATACAGCCGACTTAGAACATTTGATCCGAAATGGAAATGAAAGAGGCGTATATATCAATGAGGCTACATATGCTGAATTTACTGCTCAGTTCAACTGCGCAGTGCCAGAAGGGTCCAGATGGAATTATGACGAATATAATTACACAGCATTCAATGTAATCAGTGAGGAAGAACACACATATCGAATCGGATGCGATAGTCCTGGATCCGAACCCAACCGAATGCTGGGAGATTTAGAACCAATTGAATTCGTGGATGGATTTGAATGGGGAAGAATTCTGAAATGCACTCTTGAGGCTACGGATCAGGAAGAAGTGGAAAGCTATAGAGCCAGGATTCTGAACACATACAATTATCGCGGCTTTGCAGGAAACAGAGAATATTACAAAAGCCGAATTAAAGAAATGAGCGGCGTATATGGATGCAAGCTTAACAGAGTGTCAGCTCCGGAAGATAAAATAGCGATAACAATCATAGGCAGCGATTACCGTACGCCTTCAAATGACGTTATAAAAGCGGTTCAAACAGAAGTAGATCCTGTGGTGAATAGTGGCGACGGAGTTGGCATTGCACCGATCGGACACAGGGTTATTGTTTCTGGAGTAGGAGAGACAGAAGTCAATATAAAGACAAATATAACTTATGATTCCGGATACTCTTACGAAGATTTAAAAAGTTATATTACGAAGGCAGTAGACAACTATCTTTTGGAACTTCGAAAAAAATGGGAAGACAGCGATGCGATTGCAGTCCGTATTCTACAGATAGAATCAGCGATTGTACAGATTGATGGAATTATTGATGTTACCGGGACAACAATAAACGATTCAGAACAAAATCTGCAGATTACAAACGGAACGGTACCGGTAAGAGGTGATTTCACATGCACGTAAACGTTGAGTATCCGGAAGCGATACTAAATATAAAGGATATTAAAGCGTCAATTGACGCTGGAGATAAAGTTGGAGATGTTCTGGAAAGAGCACTATTCGAATTGGACAACGATATCTGCATACGATCTTCTGAAGAGTCTGGCATTACACATAGAGAAAAGATTCTCGGGATTAATCCACGGGATACAGATTCTATAGAAGACAGGCGATTGGAAGTGCTTCTCAGATGGTACGACAGCACTTTGTATACAGAAACTGTGCTCAGACAAAAAATGGACGCAACTCTGGGGGAGAACCAGTATGTGTTAAATATTGACTTGAATACCAAAACTGTCTTTTGCCTTGTTGAGCTGACACGAAAGAGGATGCAGAAAAGTGTGATCGACATGCTTGATCAGATGGTGCCGTTGGACTATTTGATATTAGTGACGCTTAGATACAATACGTGGGAAAATATCAGCGAGAATCTGACATGGAAACAGGCACTGCAAAAAACATGGTACGCAATAAAGGAAGAGGTGTTGTAGTGAAATATACAGAGCATTACAGGTTTAAGAAACCGGGATATGAAGATTTTGCAGATGTTGAAGATATCAATTACGCTCTGGATCAGCTAGATAGCAAGTTCTATGAGCAGGAAAGTAAAATTGACAAAGCAGTGGCAATAGCTGGGGAATTAGCGGTTGTTAAGCAGACAACACAAGAGATGAGGGCACAGATTGAAACATGCGCGCATCAAATTCAAAAAAACAGAAATAGTTTAGCTGTGAACATGTCAGATATTGCGAAATTAACATTTCAGCTTCAATTAAAAGACCTGATTGATTCTTCAGATATGACGCAAGTAACTATTGATGAGATAGATTCTTCAGATGCCATTGTGATTACATCCGGAACTTATGCTGACAAGAAGGTTTATATATGATCGAACCTTTATCATTGTAGAAAAGTACAATCCGGAAGGCTGACAAAGAAACAGGCACAGCAGGCCATAAACGCCTGGATTGGACATGCCAGACACAGCAACAGCTACAATCTGGCAAAGAAAATATTCGAGAAATATGATTACATTCAGATTGAAGATAACGATTGGAAATTTGGGGATATAAGCCCCAAGAAAAGAAAGGAGTTAGAAAGCTATGGCAAACGGAACCATACATAAACTTGGTACACTGTATGTGGCGAATGCAAAGAAAGCAAGACCTACGAAGCCATGGTACAGAACAAACGGATCCGCACCGTCCACAGGAGACCTGTTAGACTACGGAAACGGATCGAATGCTATTGAAATCAAAGACACAGATTCAAATGATGCCTACAAATTGCAGTGGGTGGAGGTCAACGACGGAAGTGATAAGATTCTGATCTGCGACAGGAACCTGCTTATGGATATTCAATGGGACCGTCTGAACGCATTAGGATTCTGCGGAGCAAAAGGGAGCGGAAAGAAGATAACCATTGACGGACAGCAGTACGAACTATTCATGCTTACTGGCGGCAAAGATGGAAATGCGCAATCAGAAACCACAGCATCAAACGAATGGGACAAATACATCGGAAACCTTGGGAAGTTCTCCGGACTTCCGACACCACAGAGCCAAGACCTTCAGAACGACGGTTCGTCTGCCAACTTTACAACAGCCCACAATAAAATCTGGAACTGGGCCGGTTGCTATAGCTGGTGCCAGAACACAACAACAAGCGGAAGTTCATACAGGCCTTATCGTGGCTCCCTTGGCGCGCGCGACTGGAGCCACATCTATTCGCACGGTTACCGCTACGATATCGGCTGGCGCCCCGCCCTCCGAGTCCTGAACGCTGCCCCAAAGATTACCCCGGCCAGCAAAAGTTACGGCGAACTGAACAAACCGATAAACATTGACTACGTCATAAACGATTCCGATGGTGATAAATTCAACATCAGCGTAAAGATTGATGGAACACAAAAGGAATCCTACCAAAGCCAGTCAAACGGAACGTTCTCACTTGTGCTGAGCAAATACTGGCCCGCATTAAGCATTGGAAGCCACACTGTGGCGATTACTGCGACAGACACAAAGAACGCGGCAACAACAGTCACGTACACCTTCACAAAGAAGAATGGCCCTGCTGCTCCGACGATCATATCTCCGGCAAACGGGGAACGCCGGGACAGTGACTTCTATGTAGAATTCAACATCGGAGCAGATTCTGAAGGGGATACACAGACGTTCAAGGTTCAGATGTCCGGGAACTCAGGATTCTCAAACAGCAAGGAATTTACGAGTCTTGAAAAATACGTAGGCGGGCAATGGGTATCTGCAGCATCCGCATCGAACGAAGATGTGGGAACTAAATTCAGAATAAAAGTAACCGGGGCATCCGGAGAAGTATATCTGAGAGTTGTATCAACAGACTCAGGAATCCTTTCCGAAGCAAGAGCAATCCGTATCGGGACTATTCTGGACGTGCAGACACATCCGCAGGAGACTGCTGACAGAGCACAGAAGATGGTTGTTCTTTTAGACCTCGTTGCAGATGACAAGGTTACAAAAGAAATCTGGGTCGCAAACAATGCAAACGATGCTTCTCCGGCCTGGGAGACTTACACTCCGGATTCAGCGGGTAATCATACATTTCAAAACACTGCAAAGGTTGCAGAGAAATGGGCTGTTGCGGCGAGAGTGAAGATTACAGCAAACGACTCAACAGGAGAGATTGCCTTAAGAGCGATCGGGATGGGGGTACTTTAATGCGTGACGTGAAAAAGACCAGAAAAGCAGAAGATGCAGAAAAGCAGATTCAGAATGACAGTGCGATTGGAGAGCTTAGCATTATGTTAGCTCAGATGCAGGAGCAGAACGACAGCGCAATCGGAGAACTTAGTATTATGTTAGCTCAGATTATGGGAGGAACAACAGAATGAAATTTGATGAGAACAGCGGCCTTGTAAAGACCTGGGTAAGATTAGTAGAAAGCAAGCATTATTCAAAAGAACAGGTTCCGAACATCGGAAATCTGAGAGAAGTTGTTTATAAAATTCTGGAGAAAGGAGAAGTTGACAAATGAAGTTTACGAAAAACAGTGGCCTTGTAAAGACATGGGTATCTCTGGTGCTTACTGGAGTATACACAAGAGAACAAGTGCCAAATTTATTTAATCTTCGTGCCGTAGTCGGAGAGTGCCTGGATGCACTGGAAGTAGGATGATGAGTGGCTTGGCTTACCGTGAAGGTGAATGCTATTATTGCGCCAGCGCAAAAAGAAGGTGATATAAAATCATGGATAACATCATAACAGCAACATTTAACGATTACATATATGCGAGAACAACCTCCCTCTGGCAGTATGACTATGGCCAGATGCTGCAGATAGAAGGAATTACTCTTCCTGCAACATTTGAAGTCCACTTTTCTGATCAGGACCAGGAAGGAGAATCTCTGATTCAGATCGGAGCCGTACAAGACAAAACTGCACAGGTACAGATTCCTGACAGTTTCCTCCGGAAGAACGCAGGAGGCAATTACAGTATCTATGCATTCATCTATCTTGCAGATACTGAATCTGGAGAAACAAAATACAAGATCACAATCCCCGTCCGGGCAAGACCAAAGCCAAACACAGATCTTGTAGATACACTGGAGGAAAAGAAATTATTTCGAGAGGCGATCGAAGAAGTAAACAATGCTGCTGATCGGGCAGAGAAAGCCAGCCAGGAAGCAAAAGATTCTGTAGAAGAGGTTTCAGAGAAAAGCGAACAGGCAAAGAAAGAGATAGACGATTATGTGAAAGAAAAACATGAAAGTCTGAAAGGTGATACAGGAAATGTTTTCTTTGCAGCTTTTAAAGTTGTCAACGAATCATGAAAGCTTATCTCAGCCTATAATGAAAATAGGATACTGAC